CTTATCGAAGCAGATCAAGTTACCAATTCTCAAAACGTCATGCTCGAAGATGAGGAAACGCAGGTCGACGGTATCAAGCTCGACCGGTTCGGCAACCCCGTAAGCTATCACGTCCTGCTGCATCATCCCGGCGGAAACTACGCGACGAATAACGTGATCGACAAGGCGAAAGATTATCCCGCCGAAAACGTGATCCACTATTTCCGCATTGACCGCCCCGGTCAGCATCGCGGCATTCCTGAAATTACATCGGCGTTGCCGCTGTTTGCCCAGCTTCGCCGATTTACCCTTGCCGTCATTACCGCTGCGGAATCCGCCGCAGATTTCGCCGGTATCATTTATACCGATTCGCCCGCCGGTGGAGAATCCGAAGACCTCGCCGCCCTCGATCCGATCCAGCTTGAACGGAACATGCTCCTTACCATGCCCGGCGGCTGGAAGATGGGGCAGCTTGATTCCAAACAGCCGTGCAGCACCTATGGCGAATTCAAGAATCAGATTCTCAACGAGATTTCGCGATGCCTCAATATGCCGTTCAATATCGCGTCCGGCAATTCCAGCGGGTACAATTACGCATCCGGGCGGCTCGATCATCAAACGTACTACAAGAGTATCCGCGTCGAGCAGAAAAACATCGTCACGCGAATCCTCGATCCCATTTTCCGCCGCTGGTACCGCGAATATGCGATGTCAACCGGCAAGAGCGTTACCGCTATCCCCGACCACACGTGGTTCTGGGATGGCTTTGAACACGTCGACCCGTCGAAGGAAGCGAATGCGACCGCAATCCGGCTTCAAAACAATGTTACGACCTACGCGATCGAATACGCGAAGCAGGGACGCGACTGGGAAGATGAAATGCGCCAAAGAGCAAAAGAAAAGAGGCTCATGAAAGAACTTGGTCTTACCGACGCTGATTTGCGCCGTCATGATGTCTCAAACAACGAGGAGAACGAAGAATGAGTACGCTTCAATCCGAAGAAGTCCACACGCTTACTCTTACCGCCGCCGCACAGGTCGACGGGAAAGAAACGAAGCGTCCGCGCGTCTCCGGCTGCGCATATTCCGGCAAGGCAATGCGCGTCGGATGGTGGGAATATCCCGTGATCGTCGCCGTCGACGGCATCGAATTTGCGGAGCAGATTCCCCTGCTGATGAATCATGACAACTCCACCGACGCCCGCATCGGTATCATCAATGCGTCCGTCGAGGAAAACCAGCTCATGATCTCCGGCGAAATTTTTTCCGAAACCGAAGAAGCCCGGAACGTGGTCGAGCAGATGAAAGCCGGTGCCGACTGGCAGATGTCCATCGGCGCGGATGTCAAGGAATGGAAACGTGTCGAGGCGGATCAGAAAGAAACCGTCAACGGCATCGAATGTTCCGGCCCGCTTATCGTCGTCCTGAAATCCACACTCCGCGAGGTAAGTGTGGTCGCTGTCGGCGCGGATGCGTCGACGAATATGAAAATCGAGGCAAAGTTGAATTTAACTTCAAACAGAGGAGAAAACCCCATGCCTGATGAAAAAAAGCCCGCCGAGGCAATCGGCACCAACAATCCCGCTCCGGCTCCCGTTGAAGCGAGCATCACGCAGACCGACGTTACCGCCGCTGCTCTGTCCGCCGTCAAAGCCGAACGCGAACGCGTTGCACAGATCAAGGAAATCTGCGCCGGTGAATTCCCCGAAATCGAAGCGAAAGCCATTGCGGACGGCATCGGCATTGATGAGGTTCGCACACAGGTTCTTGCCGCGTTCCGCAAGAAAGAACCGCAGGCTGCTCCGAACATCGCCATCCACAGCAATGCCACCGATGCGAAAACCATCGAGGCGGCTCTTGCCCTTCGCGCCGGTGTCGGCGAGACGATCATGCTGAAAGCCTACGGCGAACAGGTCGTGGAAGCTGCCGCGAAGAACTGCGACATTTCCCTCAAGGAAACCATGATCGAATGCCTCAAGATCGAAGGCAAAGATCCCGGTCGCACCTTCGGCAACGATACCATCGAAGCCGCATTCAGCTCCGTGTCGCTCCCCGGCATCCTGAACAACGTCGCCAACAAGAAGCTCCTTCAGGCGTTCACCGCCCAGCCGATCATCGCCACGCGCCTTTGCAGCACCGGCGATCTCAACGACTTCAAGGAATCCGAACGCTACCGTCTCACCGATGTGGGCGATCTCAAGCAGGTCGCGCAGGATGGCGAAATTCAGGACGGCGGTCTGACCGAGGAAAAGGCGGTCAACAAGCTCGAAACCTACGCGAAGAAATTCTGCCTCACTCGCCAGATGATTATCAACGATGATCTCGGCGCGTTCATGCGGATTCCGACCGCGATGGGCAATCGTGCCGCCCGCCTCATCGACCAGCTGTTCTTCAAGCGTCTGCTCGCGAATCCCACGCAGGCGGACGGCAATGCCCTGTTCCACTCCGCTCATGGCAATCTGCTCACCGGCGCGGATTCCGCGTTCGGCGTGGATTCCCTGCAGGAAGCCATCGGCAAGTTCCTCGATCAGGTCGATGCCGACGGACAGCCGATCAGTGTTGAGCCGCGTTTCCTGCTCGTTCCGACCGCCCTCAAGTTCAAGGCTCTGGAACTCACCAAAGGTACGCAGTTCGTCATCGCCGGTGATACCAACACCGTCCGTCCGGCCCTGAACGCAATCGCGGATGAAAATCTGCAGGTCGTTTCCAGCCCGTACCTCGCGAACTCCGCCTACTCCGGTTACTCCACCACCGCGTGGTACCTGTTCGGCGATCCCTCGCAGGTCGATACCTTTGAAATCGGCTACCTCAACGGCAAGCGCACGCCCACCATCGAGCGCGGAGAAACTGATTTCAACACCCTCGGCATGTGGTTCCGGGTCTATTTCGATCTCGGCATCCGTGAACAGGGACATCGCGGTATCGTCAAGGCCAACGGCGCAGCCTGATTCAACAATCCACACCCACACAAATAGGAGATTCCCACTATGAATTTCAAGTTTGTTGCTCCCGGTGAATCCATCGACTACACTCCGACCAGCGCGGTCGCTGCCGGTGATGTCGTGATTCAGGGCACTCTTGTCGGTGTCGCAAAAACCGATATTCCGGCGAACCAGCTCGGCGCGCTCGCCGTTTCCGGTCTTTTCGACGTGAAGAAACACACGGTCGCCATTGACGCTGGCGCAAAGGTCTACTGGAATACCACCAGTTCCTACGCGACGAACGTCGCTTCCGGCAATACCCTCATCGGTCTTGCCGCCGAAGCCGTCGCCAGCGGTGCCGCGACCGTCAAGGTTCTCCTGAACAAGTGATGACCTCTTTCTCCTGAAAAGGTTGTTTTGCGTTATGGATATGCTACGTTCCGCAAGCGCATGGCTGGCACAAGCCCGCGTCGACAAGCTCTCCGAAACTGTCATGCTCCAGCATTTCAGCGACGGGGAGAAGTCCGGCGCGCCGGTTGAGCTTCATGCTACTCGCGGGCGTAGCCTATTCCGTGCGGATGACAAGTACGGCGTTACAATCCGTGTTCAATCCGTCGATTTCATCGTTCCGGCTTCCGAGCTTGGAAATCAATTCCCTGAAAAGGGCGACGAAATCTACGCCGACGGGCGCGTGTTCGAGGTTCTTGCCCCGAACGATGAACCCGTCTGGCGATGGAACGGTAACTTTGGCAACGCCGTCCGAATCCACACGAAGGATATGGGCGAACCGGAAGCGGAGGTAAGCGATGGCAACAACGGTTGACATGAGTTCCATCCTTACCGCGATTGCGGCTGATACTGCGCTTACGTCGTGGAATCCCGTTGTCTGTACGCTCCCGGAATACGAGCTGAAAGAAACGAAAACGGCGAAATGCTGTGTCGCTCCCGCCGGTATTCGGTACCGGAATCAGACGCGCGATGCCGTCAAAAGAATCTTCATCGTTGAACTCGGTTTCCTGAAACGCGGCAAAGTCCTTGACGTGAAAGCTCTTGTCGGCGAGATCGAAACTATCGCGATCCATATCATGAAGCAGACGTATTCCGGCGCGCGCGTTGTCGCCGTCGAAAACGAACCGCTGTACGATGATGAACAACTGCGGACGAAAAGCCTTTTTCAAAGCGTTCTGTCCGTCCAGCTGCAGGAGCTGTAACGATGCTGAATCTCGCTTACAACATGAAGATCGACGATAAGGCGATCAAACGCGCGGTCGATAAAGCCGCGCCGGAAACGCTTTCGCAAGCCGGTCGGTACGTCATGGGCATCGTCCGTGCATCCCTGCATCAGCGGCGCGATCCGAACAAAAGCAGCGTTCCCGGCAAGCAGCCGTTCTCTCATGCGAGCGCGTTCAATCGCGGCTTCAAACGAACCGTCGTTTACGCCCTTGAAGAAGATCGGCGCGCTGTTCTCGTCGGCCCGCAGCTCGTTCGCGTCGGAATGTCCGAAATCGCGAAATCTCACGAATTCGGCGGCTCTCGAAGCGTCAAGCACACTTGGCATGAGGAGCTGAAATCAAAGGACATCAAAGCTGGTGTCGTTGCTCCGGTTACGTCAAAGTACGTTTCCCGCCGCCGCGACCCGATTGTCCACGCCGACCCGGATTCCGATCCACAGACCGGTCGCCCGATCTTCTGGATTCGCCTGCGCACAAAATCGCAGGTCGAGCATTCCGTTCGCCTTGTGCGTCGAATGCGGCTCGCGCATACCGTTACCCGGCGCGACAATTATCCGCCGCGCCCGTTCATGCGGCCCGGGCTTGCATACGCAACACCGAAACTTTCCTCTTTCTGGAGAAACGCGGTTAAACCGTAAACAAATAGGAGACTTGAATATGTCTATCGTTCTGGGGCTTGATGCCAAACTGTTTCGTGGTGCCTCTGGTGCTACCGCCAACACCGAAATGAAAAACGTCAAAGACGTGACCCTCAATATCGAATCCGGCGAAGCGGATGTTACCACCCGCAAGGCGCAGGGTTGGAAGATGTCGGTCGCGACGCTGAAATCCGGCTCGGTCGAGTTCACCATGAACTACGATACTGCCGATGCCGATTTCCTCGCCCTGCAGTCTGCGTTTTTCAGCAATACGCCGCTCGCGTTCTTCATTTCCGATGGTCACGGAAACGGGCTGGACGCGGACTTCACCATCCTCAACTTCAACCATTCGCAGCCGCTGGAAGAAGCGATTACGGTGTCCGTCACGATCAAGCCGACGGATTCCAGTCGCGCTCCCGTCTGGAAAACTGCGGGGTCTTAATTCATGAAAAGCTTTGTCGACAAAAACGCTCGCGCTTGGAGCATCGTTGTCAACATCGCTACCGTGAAACGGGTTCGTGCGCTCTGCAACGTTAATCTTCTGGAGCTTATCACAGTCGATGATTCCGGCAAAACGGATTCTTCCGTACTGGATAAGCTCTCGGAAGACCCGGTTTTACTTGTGGACGTGCTTTATGCCGTCTGCAAGCCGGAAGCGGACAAGCTCGGCATCACGGATGAGGAATTCGGGGAATCCCTCGATGGGGACGCAATCGAAAAGGCGACGGAATCCCTCTTGGATGAGATCGTCGATTTTTTCCCCGAAGCGAAGCGGAAAGTGTTTCGGAAGATTCTGGACGCCACACGGAAATTCCAGCGGGAAACGGCGGAGAAGATCAAGAACCTCGTGGAAAGCGAAGCGTTCGACAATCTGATCGCCTCACGTATTCAAAAATTGAGCAATATTGGCTTGGATGCGCCGGAATCCTCGGAATAGACCCCGATCCTTTTACGCTTCGCGAATTGAACATCATGGTTGAAGCCCGTGGTCGGTTTGAATGGAACCAAACATCGGCTTTACTGGCAACGGTAATCAACATCATGCGCGATCCGAAGAAAAGCAAGGCGATAACGCCGGATGAGCTGAATCCGTATCACGTCAAACAAAAACCGAAAAACATTCCCAAAGTTCCGATCACCGTACTCAAAGACCTTTTTGTCAAGAATTGAGGTAAACAATGGCACTTGCAACTGCATCAAGAATCCGCGCTGGCGAGGCGTATGTCCGTATTACCACGGATAATTCCGCATTGGTGCGCGGTCTGCAAAATGCAAAACAGCATCTTCGCGATTTCGGGCAAAGCCTGAAAGGTGTTGGTGCGGACATGATGCAAGTTGCCGGGGCAATCTCGCTTCCGCTGGCGTTCTCCGCAAAGGAATTTGCGGATTACGATGACAAAATCCGCGTTCTCCGTGCCATTACTGGCGCGACGGCGACCGAAACGAATGTTTTAAGCACAAACATCCGCAATCTCGGCGCAAATACGGCTTTTACTGCTTCGCAGGTCGGTCAAGCCGCCGTCGAGCTTGCCCGCATGGGCTTCAATGCACAGGAAGTACAGGACGGGCTTCGTCCGATCCTTGATCTTACCCGGGCCACAGGCACCGATACGTTCAAGCTGGGCGAGGTTGCGTCTTATGCTGCCGCCGCAATGCGCGGTTTCGGTCTTTCCTCTCAAAAGTTTGCACAGGTCTGCGACGTTATGGGCGTTGCCGCCGACAACTCCGCTATGGATGTTGCCGACCTCGGTGAAGCTCTGAAAATCGCGGCTCCGTCTGCAAAAACGATCAATGAGGATATTCGCGATACCGCATCCGCGCTTATGCTGATGGCAAATGCCGGTGTGCGCGGCTCGCTCGCCGGTACGTCGCTTCGCAAAGTTTATCAGTCGCTCGCGGCACAGTCCGGTAAGACCGCCGGTCTTACGCAGGAACAAATCGACGAGGGCATCCGTGGCGCGGATGAGCTTGCGCAAATGGGCATCCGTCTTGTCGACCAGAATGGCAATCTTCGGAAAACGAATGTCATTATGGCGGAAATCGCGAAGAAAGCCCGGTCGCTGAAAAATGGCGAAAAGATCAATTTCGCGACGGACATTTTCGATCTGCGCGGCTCTCTGGGCGCGCTTTCCATCATGGATAAATATTCCATGCTGGACACCTATCGAAAAATGCTCGATGAAGCGGACGGGTTCAACAAAAAGGTCGCCGATGATGTCGAGGCTGGCATGGGCGGCGCGATTCGTCAAATCGTTTCCCAGCTGAAAGAACTGCAAATTGCAATCGGCGATGCTTTGTTTCAGACGTTCGGAAAGGCTCGTCAAAAGATCGTCCAGTTTACGTCCGCGATGCGGACGCTGATCGTCTGCAACAAGGAATTTTTCGCAAAACTGGTTATCGGGATCGGCTCGGTTTTCCTGTTTGGCGCGGCTCTGTTCGGTCTTGGCGCGATTATTAAAATCCTTGCGTCTACGCTGGGGTTTGCTATCGGGTTGATAAAACTCTTGGGGTTCGTCCTTGTCGCGCCGATAAACGCCTTTATTCTGCTGAAAAACGTGGTTATCGCGGCAAAGGCGGCTATGCTGGCGTTTGGTGTCGCTCTCGGTGTCGGCGAAGGCGCGATGGCGATCTTCGGCGGCTCGATGATGACGCTGACCGGCATCTTCCTTGCGTTTATCGGCGTGTGGCAGATGTTCCCTGCCGTCGCCGAGGGATTCAAGAATGCAATCGCCGGTGTCTATGATTTCGTCAAGCCAAGCATCAACGGCATCAAAGATACGTTCCTTGAATCGTTCGCGATCATCAAGGACGCGCTGGTGTCCGGTGACCTCTCCGGCGCGGTCAAGGTTCTGCTTGCGTCGCTCAAACTGGAATTTGCGCTTGGTTTGAAGCCGATCAAACAGCTTTGGATCGCGCTGAAAACGAATCTTTCTATCACTTGGTCTGAACTGCTGTACGGGATTCGTATTTCTTGGGCTTCGTTCAAATCTTGGTTTCAAATCGGCTGGCTTTCTCTTTCCCACACCATTTCCGAAATCTGGGATAAGGTCTGGGGCGGCGTTCTGCTGGCGATGAATCGTATTTCTTGGGAGCTGAAAAGCGTCTGGCGCGGCATTCAAAAGTTCTTCTATTCTCTGATGAGCGAGATTACCGGCGGCGATTATACCGCTGAAATCAAGGCGGTCGAACAGGCGGAAAACAGCGATTTTACCGAATACGTCAAGGGGCAAGGTCGCGTCGAAAACGGCAGAAAGCAAATGGAAAAAGAACATGCTGCCGAAATGCAAGCTGCCCGTACTGCCGCCAGCAACGATATTGCCGCGATCATGAAAGAGCGCGAACAGAACATGGACGTCCTCGAAAAGAAAGAGCTTGAACAGTTCTTGCTTCTCGACAAGCAAATCGACGAATACCGGAAGGGCTACGAAAGCGCGAAAGACTACGCCGCGATGTGGGCGAAGATGAAGAAGCGCGCCGGTGAAATCGAAAAGTATTTCGAGGATGTTGTTCATACTTACAAGGTCGACGCGAACATGCAGCGGATCGTTGAATCCTACAAGCGCGCCCTTGAATCCGGCGACGAAGAAAAGCGCGATGCTGCCGAAGCCGCGTTGATCCGCGCGATCAACCGCGAACGCAACCTTGCAAGAAAAACGTCCGACAAGTTCTATGCGTCGCTTGAAGAAGCTCAATCTGACCGCGTGATTACGGACGAAGAAGATAAAGAGCTTCGCGCCCTCGCGAAAGAACGGGCGAAACATCTGAAATTGCAGGAACAGCTCGAAAACATCATGCAGACCGGCGTTGCATCCACACAAGCGGCCATCTCGGAAGATCAGAAACGTAACGGGATCGGCGGCTGGTCGAGCGATGCCGTCAATGCGATGCTCAACAATTCCGAATCGAAGCGCACAGCCGATGCGACGGAAAGCAGCGCGAAAACTCTGCTTGACATCAAGCGGCATCTCCAAAACCGGAAAACCACAATAACCTATGGATCGTGATTATGGCTCGCGTTGAACAGAATTACAAAGAACATGTTATGAGCATGGATCGCTGGGGGAATTATACCTCGGTCGAAGTGCCGTACATCGTTTTCGATTCAAAAGACAATCATGGTAAAGCCGACGAAGCCGTCGCGCTTGAAGCCGTCCGTGCTTCCGCGCCTGAAACGCTCCATAATCTTCCGGTCTACTCTATTTCGATTGATGCCCGCCTCGATGAATATACCTTCACCGTCAATGTCATGTACTCCAATGCGGATTACGATTACAATGATGACGGAGACGAAGATCAGGAATCCACAGTTTCGTTCGATTGCGGGAATACCACAAAGCATGTCCTTTTTGCCTATGCACAGCGTCATCCCTACGGAAGCAAGGACGCGCAAGGGGCTATCGGCTGGAACGGCAAGCCCGGAAAGGAAATGGAAATCTCCGGCTGCGATGTTCCGACCGCTGATATTCGGGAAACGCGCACGAAAGTCATGAATGTCGGGCATCTTACGACCTCGTATCTCCGACGCGTCGCCTCGCTGGTCGGCAAGGTGAATAACCGGCGTTTCTACGGCTGGGAAAAAGGGGAAAGCATGTTCCTCGGTATGTCCTACATGCGGACGAAAAGCGCGCGGCATGTCGTTGTTTCTTTCCATTTCTCGATCAAGATCAACGAAAACAACGTCAAGATTTCTGGGCATAATGTCGGTGATGTCGAGGGACATGAATATATTTCCGCAATCCCGATTTCCGTGTCCGACAACGGGCTGAAAAGCGATGTTTCCGATGTTTATGTGTCGAAGCCGTGGCTTTACGGCGACTTTAGCCTGTTGGGGGTGTAAATGAGCTTTTATCCTGATGTAAACCCCGGACAAAACTTTGAACCGTCCGCACAGCTCGAAAACGATGTGCGTCGCCTTGTCAATCGCGGCGGGCTTTCTGGTGTCCGGGCGAATGGCGGTGGAATGCAAGTTGAGAATATTTGCATCAACGCAATCAATCCCGGTTCCGAGGCAATTCCGTCCGGTGCATGTATCGTGTTTCAGTCCGGTGCGATGGTTGAGGGCTGTGTTCCGGTTGAAAAGATTTCCGACCTTACAGAGAAAACGTGGGGTATTGCGATGGACGAGATTCCGAGTAATCAATTCGGCTCGGTTCTCGTCATGGGCGCGGCTGTCGTAAATGTTTCCGGCGGCTCCGGCGATTATATCGTACCTACGTCCAGTGATGGTGTTTTTACGCGGTCTGATAGCGGTTCCGCAAAGGTTTTGCGTGAGATTACGGATGGTGCGATTGTTCTTGTCGGCGTTACGCCGCCCGGCAGCGGTTCTGCTCCAGCTCCGTCCTCTGGTTATGACGGCCCGTTTAAGGTGGAATTTCTTTCCCGCACATCTTCCGGTGATCTTGTCGTGAGTGTTCATGGCGGGCGTATTATTGGCGAAAACATGTGTCCTTATCAGGTTTCGGGTGGAATTATTTCCTTCCCGTATAATTCTCTTGGGGTGGGAGAAATTTATGCTGCTGGTAGTCACATGATTGATGCAACTCTTAATGGGTGGTACGATCATTACAATGTTGAGTTTTATGGCGGTCGCACGCTTCCGTCAAAATACAGTATTACATCTGGTTATGGTTCAAATGTTCAAATGTTCGCTGTTGAAATCGCCCGTCTTTATGTTCCGTCTAATTCCCATAGTCCAGTTAGTGTAACGCAAAAACAGATTACGGATATTCATTTTACACAGTGGGGGGAAGCAAAGTATCCGGGCGAAGGTATTGGGTTGTCCGAGGATCGAAAAACATTTCAATTAAAACCGGGTGAAGAAAACTATCAAGGCGGTGCATGTATTCTTGACGATATTTCTCCGTATGGAAATTATGGGTACCGTTCCGGCATCGTTCCGTCTGTTGCCGCGATGATACGTTTTGTTGAGAAAGAGATTTATGATCTTGCTATGGCGAATGATCTTTCTTATTCTTATACTCCTCAATCCAGCTATCCGTCCAGTTCTGCGTCGATAACCCCAAGTACAACGGCCCCGACGAATGGTAGTGTTACCTTGACGGCTTCGTTCAGCGGTGATACAACAGTTAAAAAGTATCGGATGGCTTATGGAGATACTACGGATACGGATCAATATGTTATTCTTCCTCGATATTGGAATAATTATACTTCTCCGGTTGTTTTTTCGTCTAATGGAATTTTTGAAGTTATGGCTCAAAAGGCGCAGGATGGAGTTCCTCTTTTTACGCGTTATGTCGTGAAAAATATTGACAAGAACCCGCCGAAAAAGCCGAGGGTGACTGTTGATACAACTTCTATGACTTCGCAAGTTCGCGTTTCTGCTGATTTCGCCGGGGCTGTTTCTTCGCATTACAAGATTGACAATGGAGATTGGACGGCTTACAACGGTGCGGTTGTCATGAATGCAAATGGAAAGATTACGTTCCGTAGTATTGATTACGCAGGCAATTCTTCCACAGAATATTACGTCGTTGAAAATATTGAATCTTCCGGTTCATAAAGGAGAAAACCAATGCAAAAAATAACGCTTTACGCGACTGCGACTGAAACGTTGGCGAGCGTCCGGGATTCCGCGAATGCCCGCCCTGCCGCTGCGCCGGTATTCGTTCGTGATGTCGAGGTCGAATTGCATCTGCGTCTGTTCGCGAATGCAAACGAGCAGGAACGCTATGTGCTGCCGTCCGAAATCGTTTCCTACGGATGGTACATGGATGTCGATTTTGATACCACGACGGCGTTTAAGATCGTGGGGGACAATGCCGATATTGTCGTTACCGAGGTCGATGATACTGTCGATTCTGAAACCGGTGAAATTACCGAATACGGCTATACCGACATCAAGATTCCTATTACCAATATGAATTCGGAAGCTCTCGTCGACTGGTTAGGGACGAATAAGTCGATGTCTGGGTTGATCGGCGAATTGTGCGGGTATGATTCGACGGGAGCTTCCATTTTTGTGCTTCAAATCGAAGGTTTTACCGTTCGGAACCGCCTTTCCGATACCGGCGAGCCTTCTCCGAATGTCGAAAATTACCTCACGCTCGATGAAGCGCGCGCGCTGTTTCTGAATGATAGCAATGCGATGAAGCCGTATATCGACATTACGATCCATAATTCAAGCGATACGTCGTATAACGGTCGGTATTACCTGCATGAATCCCTGTATTTTCGGACGGCTCCGAAGATGAACGTTTACGCGCGGGATGGAAATCGCGACGTGAATGGTGATGTCAAAACGTTCATCCAGTATTCGGATGATCTCAAAGGCTGGGTGATGTATAAAACGCCGACCGTCGGTATGCCGACTGCCGAATTCATATATCCGTGGATCAAAACCGCATCGAACCCCGGGCCGATTTCCGGCGTGTGGAGAAAAGTATCTGATCCTTCAAACATGACCTATCTCAAAGCGGAAGTTACCGCTCGTTTCAACATCGCTGCACAAACCTACTAACAGGAGAAAAATATGCCTGAAATTATTGAAATTGATTGTTGGGGGCAGGTTGCCGGGGAATCCGACAATTTCCGCGTCAAGCCGCCCGTTACCGTCGAAATCGACACTCCTGCAAATGGCGATGGTTTTACCTTTCGGCGATTCTTCAAAGAATGCCCGTGCGCCGTTCAGCGTGATAGTGTGGTGACCGAGGGTGATCGTACCATCGTTATAACGCAGATCGGCTATGGCGATTGGAATGATCGCGCGTCAAGTATGACGTTCGTTGATTTCGCGCCGACGCTTTCTGTATATCGGCAGGAAATTACTGCGTCGAACCAGACGTTTAACGCTATTACTGGAGTTGAGATTTCGGGGGCTACGATTGCAGCCTCTCTCACTTACGGTACGGTCGCCGACAATGCCACGTTTTCGTTCTACGGTACATCCAGCATTCCGGGGGTCGAATTATCGAGTTCCGGGGTTCTGTCTGGGAGGATTACCCCGGCTGGTACCTATTCTGCACAAGTCGCCATTATCGCGCCTCATGCAAAGCAGAAAGTCATTACGGTAAAATTCTACGTTTCAAACTCTTAACATAGGAGAAAACCATCATGAAACAAGTCATTGATTGCTTCGGATTCCCGTCTACGTCCGAATTCTTCCAGAAGAAGAAAAAACAGGCGTTTGAGGTCAAATCTGCTGGCACGAAAACGTTTGTCCGCTTCGACAACAAGGACAAATGCGCGATGTGGTGCATCGACGAATCTTCCGGTACGCTCATCGCGTGGACGTACGGCGTGTGGGCGGATCGCGAATCGCTCACGTTTGATCTCGACCTGAATCAAGCTCTTACCATCGAAATTTAAGGAGACAAAACTATGAGAATGAAAATGGATGTCGTTCTGGGGGAAATGCGGCAGGCTGATGATGCCACGCCGATGACCTCTGCACAGCGCGAAAATTTTGTCATTCCGGCTGGCATGTTCGTGTTCGACACCGACACCGGCGTTACCTATGTCGGCGACGGCGAAACGGTCGGCGGCAAGCCGCTTGCAATGCAGACCTCTGCAACCGCCTACGTCTATGGTGTGGATGTCGACAAGTCCACAACCTACAATGGAACGACCACGCCCGTTTCTTCGACCACACGCACAAAAGTCGTGTTAAACCATGCGTATGATTACGCTGGTGCTGCGACTTCGATGCGGTATCATGCCGTCGAATCGTTCGTACAGACCCCGGCTCATGCTTTCCATGCTGTTCTTCGCGATCTGAAACGTGGGCGGGATGTCGTGTCGCTTGACATTTCCGATTACCGCAAGCGCGCGAATGGTACGCTTCTTACCGAACAGGAAAAGCGCGGTTTCTGGATCGAAGCCGGTGAAAAACATCTGGTCGATTTCATGACTCGGATTCCGATGTTCTATTACCGCATTGACCATTACGACGTTACGGTGTCGGATGTTGTTCATCACCACACCGTCAAGCTCGTGTCGCACGAACCTTTTCTCGGCTGCGCCCTGCATCCGGCGTTCTACGACGGCGGCGGAAAGATCAAGCTCTCGTCCGGGATGGAAATGGAACGCCTCGCGACGCATGATAACGGAACGACCGGCTATTGCTGGCGGCGCGGCGATGTCAAATACTACACGAAATCTGCGGCTCCCGCAGAGGGCGACAAGATTTATTCCAATTCTGCCGCGACCACGGAAGTTTCCGGCGTTACCGTCGCCGAATTTACGCCGGGCGGCTCCACGCCGAGCGATATTTACTTTGCAATTTACGAGGGTGTCCTCTGCGATTCTGACGGTATTCCGAAAGAACAGACGGCTGATGCCACGCAAGTTTCGCGCGCCGCGACCGATCTGTTCCGCTCGATTATGGGGTATCGTCCGGCATCCAATGTTACCCGCGCGAATTTCCGCATCAATGCTGCAAACAATTTCAGCCACCTGAAATCGCTGCTGATTCATCAGGCTCTCGAACTGCTGATGGAAATTGACCTCGGCAACATCAATGCACAGGCTGCTCTTTCTGCTGGTCTGTCGAATTGCTCTGCGTGGAATTATGCGGAAACCCGTAAGACCGGAAGATCGGCCGCGTTTGGCAATTCCACAGTCGTTGAACAGGGCGGTGTTACCGTTAAGCCAGAAATCCTCGCCGACGAGGAAATCTCCACCATTACCGTTGGTGGTGTGGTTTATACCCGCGATACGACCGCCGACTCCGGCTCCGGTAAAGCGTGGAAGAACGGCGCGGATACGGTCTATACCAAATTCGAGGTTCCGACCGTGTATGTCGCCGCGTCCGGCTCCGGCGCGACTGCGCTCCCCGCGTTCGGCGATATGGCGTATTCAAACGCCGCCCTGACTGCCGATGGTGCGGCGATCACGGATGTTACCGGTCTGGACTACGACTTCCTGCACATGGCGACTGGCGGCACGTCGATTTGGGCTGCTGGCAAAGCTCATGTTGTTTCGTTTTCTTGGCGCGGCATCGAAAACTTCTACGGCGAGGTCTGGGAATTCGTCGATGGTTGCCAGAAATTTCAAGCGAACGACAAGGATACGATTACGCTGTCCGATTCGTCTGTTTGGAATCGTTATTGGGCTGGCAACAACGGAACCACGGCGTATGCGTGGCGGAGCGGCGAAACGGTTATTTATACCGCTTCGGCGACGCCCGGTGCAAATGCTGCGGTTTATACGACTTCGGATAAGTCCGTGACCGACGCCCGTACTGTTTCTTCCTACACGGTCGACTTCACGGATTCGGGATATTGGGTCACCAATGATACCGATCTTTATCTCCGCATGGATGTTTCCGAGGGCGCGGGCGCATACGGCGAAAAGTTCCCGTCTCGCGGTTATACCGGCGATTCGCTTGCGTGGGTCTGGCATCCGTGGCCGAAAGGTGGCGGTTATATCCTCACCTACGATGATTTCAGCTATCTGTGCCTTTCGGTCGGTGGCGGTGAAAGCACATACTTCGGCGACTACTTCTACAATGATACCGGTTCCGGTGCGCGCGTCGTGTATGTCGGCGGGGCCGCGCACAACGGGGGCGCCGATGGCCCGGGGTTCGCGCTCGTCAACAACTGGCTCGGCCTCGCGGACGCGCACATCGGTGCCCGGTCGACTGCGCGGGCGGACGAAGGAACCGATCACTTGTCCGCTGGGGCGTAATCGAGTGGTCGCATGGGACGGGTGGTCGTGAAAACGAAGAAACCGCAGAAAACGAGTAATCCCTTTCATTTCCTCGGCGCAAGCCGGGGAAATGGAAGGGCGGGGAACGGAATCGTGACCGGTTCCGGTGCGTGCGTCGTGTATGTCGGCGGGAACGCGAACAACGGGGGCAACGATGGCCCGGGGTACGCGAACGTCAACAACTGGCTCGGCAACGCGAACGCGAACATCGGTGCCCGGTCGACTAAGGATTTTGTCATAGATTCCGCCTCTCTGCACCGACTTTACTGGTGGATAGAATCAGCCCATATACGCTTTAGTACCTCGTTGGAAAGAGCGGGGCATCAATCCGCATCGTTTGAGGTGGCGGCATGAAAAGGCTCGGTTATATCTTCGATGAAATGATCTCGGTCGACAATCTTCGCAAAGCTCATTTTGAGGCGAAGATGTCGCACCGCCCGTCTCGTCGCCGTGGCGCGATCAAGTTTGAGCGCAACCTTGAGGCGAATCTGCTCCGGCTTCATGCCGATCTTGCGTCCGGCTCATGGCGAATGCATCCGTATAGCAGCATGATACGCATTGAGCGCGGAAAACGGCGCGAAATCTTCTATTCTTCGCACCATGTTGATTCCGTCGTTCAACACGCGATTTTGCGGACGCTCGGTCGCAAGATTGAACGGACGTTCATCCGCGATACTTACGCCAGCATTCCGGGGCGCGGTACGGATGACGGCATCTTCCGCATGAAACGCTTTATCCGCTCGATCCCGTCCGGCGTTCCGGTCTACGTCTGGAAGATTGATCTCCGTAAGTTCTATCAATCCATCCAGCATGAACCGCTTTATTTCGCGCTCGAATCCGCGATCAAGGATTCCCGTGCGCTGCGTCTGCTCGCTTCAATCGTCGCAAGCCACTCGCCCGGTATTCCTATCGGAAATGCCTTGTCGCCGTTGTTTGCAAATCTGCTGATGTCGGATTTCGATCATGCCGTCAAAGAAAAATGGCGCATACGCGGCTATTTCCGGTACCTTGATGATGTCGTTGTCATTCTGCCCGGCGCGGATGCGAAAGAACGCCTGAAAGCCCTTTCCGCGTGGGCGCATGATTACCTCGCCGGAATCGGTCTGTCGATCAAGCCGAACGAACAAATCTTTCCCATCGAACGCGGCGGCGTGGATTTCCTCGGCTACGTCATCGGTCGGACGGAAATGCTGCTTCGCCGGAAAACGGAACGCAGGTTCCGCCGTGCGATCCGCCGTTTCCACAGCAATCCCACAAAGCATAATCTCATGACGCTTTCCTCATATTGGGGCATGTTGAAAAGGATGCCTCTTGGATTGCGTTTCTGGTTCACTTTCTTTTCAAAATCAATCTATCAACTGGAGGTGTCAGTATGACTGTTCCCGTCGGTTTCCAAACTCGTTATTTTCACACCACCTCTGCGTCCGATTATCCGGTGATCGTGCGCGAGGGCAACATGCTCATTATTCCGTGCTTCATCGAAGCTGAAGCGCGCGAAGACGGCGGCTCGAATTACACGTTCTACGCCGTGCCGGTTCCTTTCCGTGGGCAGGATTACTCCGACTACGCCAAATGCGTGCTGCAATCTTGGAGCGATCTTCGCGCTTTCTTCTACGGTTCTCCCGCTGCACAGAACGAAATGCGCGATGACCATGTGTGGGAAGCACACCGTCAGGCGGTGCGTTCCGCGTTTCCAAAGCACACCGGCGACGGCAATCCGGCGCAGGATCGCTTTCAGGCGATTTATGATGCGTTCTGGGATACCATTGATGCCGCGCTTGAAGATATGGGCAAGGATCGCTCCGTTCTTCCGTCTTTCTTCACTGCTGAATACATGCTGGAATACGCAAAGGCGAACGGCATGACCGCAACGAAGATTACGAAATACACGCAAGCGTTCTCGACGATCTCGCTCGATTTGCTGCACAATGATCGCAACTGGGCGGAGCTTTTCAATGCCTGATGTGCCGAGTGTCGCTGATCTGATTCCCAATTACGAAGTCTTGGACGGCGAGAAGATTCCGATTGCGAAAATCTTTAATTTGCCGATCACGATCCTCGGATGGCGAATCGCTCCGTCAACAAAGAAGAAAGGCACAGACTGCCTTACGCTTCAATTCGTCCGGGACGGTGAAGATGATAAGCATGTCATTTTCACCGGATCGGACGTGCTGATGGATCAGATACGCGAAATCGAAAAGGCTCTCGATGAACGCGGCTTGCCACACAAGTTCAAATGCCGCATCGTCAAGCTGTCGGACTATTACAAGTTTATCCCGGAGGCGTGATATGTGCCGTTCAAAGGTCAGAAATATTGATTTCCTCTTGCGGTATTGTGCCGTGATTGGTGCGATTGCTCCGGCTTCGTTCTGGGCTGCGTCCGAAGAAGTATTAACTTTGGTGCATCGCATCCGCCCGCCGTTTCTGCTCGGCTCATTCTCCGCGTCTGCGCTCGTCCTCGATTGGGAATATGCACAGCACGAAAAATCTTTTTTCAAATTCACTGCGGCCAATTATCGCCTTGCTGTCAACGTGATTAAGGAAGCCGCTTACGATTACGATCTGCTGTCGGTTTTGTTCGGGATTCCAATTGGGATTCTGTACGAAATCTTCGGCTGGTCGTTTTACAAGAAAGGTACTCGAAATGGCTCAAACGCAGTTTGAGAAAGAAGTGATCGAACGCTTGACCGCAATTGAGGTCAAGCTCGGTCAGGACTACAAGGCTTTGCATGGAAACGGCAAGGCTGGTTTGATTGATCGCGTGTCGAAGCTCGAAAACGCGATGTCTGCTGGCGGGATCATGTATCGCGCCATTGTCAGTTTCATCGCGTGGATCGTCACGCTCGCCGTCGCCGTTTATGCGGCAATCAAAAATTAACCTCGGAGGTGCATCATGGAATGCAAAATTGAAGGTGGCAAGATGTTCGTCGGTGGTGTTGAATTTCAGCGCACAGCCGGTGAGGATGTCGTGTCCGGCATGGTCGGTGAGGCTTCGTGCTTCATTTCCGCCGGACAGGTCTATCTAAACGGCGATTTCGTCGGCTCGGTTCCCTACGAAGCGTTCAAGGCGTGGCGCGATGGCACGAATGAAACGGTGTAAGGTTCTAATTATCGTCGGCGGGGGCATCTTTGGGGCGATTCCTGCTCATTTCCTCGGAATGCTCCCGTCCGACAAGCAGACGATGAATGGGATCGACGTGATCTCCGGCTGCAGCATCGGCGGCATCCTCGCCGCTGCCTATGCCGTCGGTCAACTTTTCGGGTATGTCGATACTGTTTTTCAGCAGCGCGCCGCTGAATGCTTCACGAAACGGTTTAATGCAAAAATAAATCCGTTGGCGTGTCCGACGTATCGGAATGACACGATTGATGCCGTGCTTTCCGATATGATCGGCGAGGCTACGCTTGGGGATGTTCGCCGCATATTTCCACACCTGTCGCTCATTGTACCTGCCCTCGATTTGACCGAGGACAAGTATATCGTGTTCGATAACGTCCGGGGGAAACGCGATGATGTCAAGCTGAAAGATGTCGGCGGTTATACCTCGGCGGCTCCGTCGTATTTCTACGGGCGCGATCTGGGCGGAAACTGCATTGTGGACGGCGGATTGATTGAGGTCGCGCCTCTGCTTACCGCGACAACCTCGATTAAGCGGCATTTCCGCACACCGTTCTGCATGATGGATGTTCTTATGCTCGGCACAGGCAAAGATGTCGACCAGCATCCGCTTACGCTCAAAAAGTACAACGATCTCGGCTTGCTTGGGATTGCAACAGATGTCCTCGTTCCGTATGCTACGCTCGGAAACGAAATGGCGACGCGGTATTGGGGACAAAATATGGGGTATGGCTACTTCAATTACTTCAATCCGTGCGTGACGAATGGCAAGCTCGACGATGTGTCTTTGATCCCGTCGCTTATTGAACAAACCGAAAAATTCCGTTCCGACTTCCTTGCCGTCTGGGATGAATGGCTGAATAGGTAACTCCCCCATTGCCTTTGGCTCTGGGTACGGGCGAAAGCCCTGTTTAAGCCGAGTAGGGACGCGGCCGTATTTCCCCGAAAGGTTCCCCCGCAAGCCTCTCAACGATGCTCAAACTGCGGGGGATTTTTTTGGTAACGAAATTGATTTCGTTACCAGCCTCGCCAGCAAGTTACCGGCAAGTTAGAAAACCGCTTACTTTTTCCTCAAAACGCTTATTTTTGGGCGTTTTGAGGAATTTTTGTTTACTTTTCAGCAAGTTACCGGCAAGTTAAGCGAATTTCGGCATCTGCATGGCTTTTTTCGTCGGGTGCTTGAACCACAGAATGCCCTTGCCGTAATCAACGCAAATCTTTTCTCCGAAGATCGCGGCAAGCATCTTGAATGTCATGTAGCGTTCACACCATTCCTTGAAGCGGTTTTGTGCTTCGTTAAGCGTGGTGCGGTCATTCCAGATTTCGGTCGCAAGGTGCCGGGCGCATTCCTCGACGATTACCGTCTTGCGGATCGTTGCCGGTGCAATTGCGCGGATCGCTTCGATGTTCTCGGCGTTGGCGATGAGCTTTTCTCGGATGTTCATGGTGTGTCTCCTTTGGTTTTGGTTTGGTAGGGACATTTATGTCCTTGGCAGATCATTGCTCTCTACTATTGTCTACGATTAAGAATGGCGCGTTGTCCAATGGCGTTTGATTTTTTTTCGCCGATTTCGCGGCGCGTCATCGTTCTCTACCATAGTTAACCAAAAAGAAAGGGGGTGCGTCCAAATCGGGTACGATTTTTCTTGTCGTAATGTACGATTTTTCTTGTCGTGGTATCAAAACAAGCTCAAAGCCGCCTCGGATGCCCTTTTTCATCCGCCGGACAAATACCGGACAAGTGCCGAAAATTTTGTTAAAAAAAGAATCGCAAAAGTTTCATCTAAACTCTTGCGATTCCATTGTTTTCAAATGGTCGGGATGATGAGAGTTGAACTCACGACCTTTTGACCCCCAGCAAAACGCGCTCAACGCCCAAATCCCTATGTTTCAGGTTATTTTGTCGAATTTTTCGTGGAAAAAACTTGACAAAAGTGGAATAAAGTGGTAAATTTTGACCTCAAATGGAATAAAGTGGTAAACGTGCGCCGGACAAGAACCGGACAAGTTTTCCGCTTTACGCCCTTTTGACGGTCGGTCAAACGGTCGCAAATAATATACAGCATCTTCCTCAAAAGTCAAGGAGCTTTTTCATGAATCGCATCAAAAAACGAATCAACCTCACGCTCGTCAAACAACTCGTCGCCGCCGGTGAACCTTGCCTTGTCTCCGATACGGAAATCCTCGGCTTTCAAGTTCGCGTCGCGCAGCGATCCGTTACGTTCCGTTACCGCTGGTGCAAGAACAATACGGAAAAACTCTTTACCATTGGGCGATACCCGACGAAGATGCCGGATGCCGCCCGCTCTGATGCCCTGCGGCTCGTCGCTCAACTTTCTACCGGGGGCATTATGGATTTGCCCGGCGCGCGCCCGATTCCGCTTGTCGGGGAAATGTTCGATCATTACGTCGATCATGTCAAGAACAAGGCGAATGCCACGTCCGTTTTCAAGAAGCTCGCACACCTGCGCGCGCGGAAGATTACCGAATTGAAGAAAGAGGATATTATTGCCGTCCGGGATTCATTGTCGGATCATCGTGCGACGGCAAATCTCGTTGTCAAGTACGTTTCCGGTGCGTTCACCCTGATCTGCCGGGATTTCGCGCTGGAATTGCCGAATCCGGCCAGCGATATTCAGCTTTTTCATGTGGAGCCTCGCAAGCGGTTCCTTACCGAAGAAGAAGCCCCGAAACTGCTTGATGAAATTGAACGGATGCGGTATGTGCCGCGATACTCCGCGCAAGCCTACGCTCTGCTGATGATGATTTATACCGGTGCGCGCAAGTCGAATGTCCTTACGATGAATCTTTCCGAGATTACCCGCGATGTCTGGACGATCCCGTTTGAGAAAAGCAAGAACGGAAAAGAGATCGTCGCGCCGTTGAATGAATACGCGCTGGAAATCGTCGAGGAACGCTCGAAAGTCGCTGTCGACGGGTATCTGTTTACTTGGCGCGGAAAGCCGATGTCCGATGTCCGCAAAACGTTCAAGGCGGCTTGCGATGCCGTCGGGGTCGCCGAATGTCATGTACACGATCTGCGCCGGACGCTCGGATCGTGGATGCTGATGAATGGTA